AGATGCTCAGTATCATATGGCATTATATGAGTTACTGGCTGAGTTACACTATAAGCATTCAGCAATATTAAAAAAGCGCCAGATAGCTAGTTCATATTTTCACTCCGCTAAATTTATAAATCAAATATGGTATGAAGAAGGTGTCACCTTAAAAATAGGTGCTAGTCTTAAAGATTACATTAATGAGAAAGGCACCTGGAAAATGCTAGACGAGTATGCTGCTTTTTTAAATGAGCATACAGCTTGGTATAGACCATTTAGCCCAGATAAAACATTAATGTGGCAGCAAAAGATTGAGGTTAAAAAGGGTAATCGTAAAACCGAGGTTGGTCTTAAAGGTACTATTCAAGGTATGTCATTTGAGAAAGATCCAACAACTGGTGTTGGTGGCCCCTGTAAATACTTCTTCCATGAAGAAGCAGGTGTTGCACCAAAGATGAATGACACCTTTGAGTATATACGCCCTGCAATGAAATCTGGGTTTATTACTAGTGGTATGTTTATAGCAGCGGGATCTGTTGGTGATCTTGACCAGTGTGAGCCACTAAAAGAGATGATTCTTAAACCAGATATAAATGACATTTATGCTGTAGAAACTACACTTATTGATAAAGACGGTACTCTTGGTAGATCAGGATTATTTATTCCAGAACAATGGTCAATGCCACCATTCATTGATGCGTTTGGTAATTCTAAAGTAGAAGAAGCTTTAACTGCATTAGACGAGCAGTTTAACATCTGGAGAAAAGAGTTACCTGCAGACAAATATCAGTTGCGTATTTCTCAGCATCCTAGAAATATAGAAGAGGCTTTTGCATTCAGAAAAGAATCAAAGTTTCCACAACATCTGGTTAATGCCCAGATCAAACGTATTCAAGATAAAGAATACCCAATGGAGTTTGTGGATCTCGTGCGCGATGAGCACGACATTATCACAATAAAAGAAACCCGTAAATTACCTATTAATGAATTTCCTATTGCTAAGAACTCAAATAACAAAGAAAGCGTTGTCATTATTTATGAGCGCCCTGTTAAAAGCCCGCCTTTTGGTATGTACTATGCATCAATTGACCCTGTGGGAGAGGGAAAGACTACTACGTCTGACTCGCTCTGCTCAATTTTTGTATATAAAGCTCCTACGGAAGTTACAAAAGTTGAGGGTTCAAACATTACAAGTTATATTGAAGGTGACAAAATAGTAGCATCTTGGTGTGGTCGCTTTGATGATATTAAACAAACACATGAAAGACTAGAGAATATTATTGAATATTACAACGCGTGGACACTAGTAGAAAACAACGTTAGCTTGTTTATACAATACATGATGTTAAAGCGTAAACAAAAATACCTAGTACCAAAAGATCAAATTCTGTTTTTAAAGGAGATATCATCAAACCGGGCAGTGTATGCAGACTATGGTTGGAAAAACACAGGTACATTATTTAAGAGTCATTTATTGTCATATGCTATTGAGTATCTTCAAGAGATCTTAGATCAAGATATTGCTGAAGATGGCTCTATAGTTAGCACAAAGTTTGGCGTAGAGCGTATACCTGATATTATGCTTTTGCGTGAAATGCAGGCTTATCATGATAGGCTTAACGTGGACAGATTAGTTGCATTTGCTGCATTAGTTGCATTTGCTAAAATCCAGCAAACAAACAGGGGTTATGCAAGACGTACAATTACTGATGACTCTAAATTGGTAAAATCAGATAAAATGACTAAATTTAATAATAGTCCGTTTAGACACATGGGTAAGTCTGTATTACCAGCTGGTATGAGGAGAAGCCCATTTAAAAATATGAAATAAGATGCAAATATATAACGCATTACAGCTCAAGAATGGAGCAAAAGCTGATTACAATAGGCTGGGTAGCGTAACCCAGCCATTGCAGTTTATACCTGACAAAGAAAAAACTGATGAGTGGGCAGCCTGGAATGTTGACTGGTTAGAGTGGAATGGATTAAAGCAGCTGCGCCGTAATGCTCGGCGCCTCATGAAGAACTACAAACTAGCAAAAGGTATCATTGATAAGACAGACTATATTGTTAGTGAAAACAATGAGATGTCAGATCTTGTTGAAACTCTTACTCAAGAAGACCATAGTGCACTAGAACTTAAGTTCTATCCTATTATCCCAAATGTAATTAACGTTCTTGTATCTGAGTTTGCTAAAAGAAATACTAAAATCTCTTTTAAAGCAATTGATGAGTATTCATACAATGAGCTTCTTGAACAAAAGAAGTCTATGGTTGAAGAAGTTTTGATTTCAGATGCTCAAAAGAAAATTACAGAGAAGATGATGGAGATGGGTATTTCTCCAGAATCAGAGGAGGGTCAACAAGAACTTTCGCCAGAAAAGCTAAAGAGTTTACCTGAGATTGAAGATTACTTTAGAACTAACTATAAGTCACAAGCAGAGCAGTGGGCTACCCACCTTATGCAACATGACATGGAACGTTTTAAAATCGAAGAGTTAGAAGAACGCGGTTTTCGCGATATGTTAATTACAGATAGAGAGTTCTGGCATTTTCACATGATGGAAGATGATTATGAGGTAGAACTTTGGAATCCTGTACTAACTTTTTATCATAAATCACCAGATGTAAGATATATCTCCCAGGGAAACTGGGTTGGTAAAACAGATATGATGTCAGTATCTGATGTGATTGATAAGTATGGTTACTTAATGACAGAAGATGAAGTTAAATCATTAGAAGCTATTTACCCTGTGCGTTCTGCAGGTTATGCTATTCAAGGTTATCAAAATGATGGTACATACTACGATTCTACTAAATCGCATGAGTGGAATACTAACATGCCAAGTTTAGCATACCGGCAATTTACATCTGTTTATGATAACTCAGGTAATAATGGTGGAGATATTGTAAACTGGATTCTTTCTGAGGGTGAAGATTACTTTGATGTTGGAGTAGCACATTTACTTCGTGTTACTACAGTGTATTGGAAATCTCAGCGCCGGGTAGGACATTTGACTAAACTAGATGAACTAGGCAATGTAGAAACAGCTATTATTGGAGAAGATTATACAGTAACTGATAAACCTGTTTATGATACTACACTTTTTAAGAATAAAAACAAAGACAATTTAATTTTTGGTGAGCACATAGATTGGATCTGGATTAATGATGTTTGGGGTGGTGTAAAGATTGGCCCTAATCACCCGTCTTTTTGGGGCATGAATAGTCCTGGTGGCATTAATCCAATTTATCTAGGTGTACAAAAGAATCGTCCTGGAAGATTACGTTACCAAATGAAAGGTGATACTACCTTATATGGTTGCAAACTACCTGTTGAAGGATCTGTATTTTCAGATCGCAATACGCGATCTACATCTATGGTTGACTTGATGAAACCTTTTCAAATTGGTTACAACATTGTAAACAACCAAATTGCAGATATTTTAGTTGATGAACTTGGTACCGTAATATTATTAGACCAAAATACTTTACCTCGCCATTCAGCTGGCGAAGACTGGGGTAGAAACAATCTTGCTAAAGCATATGTAGCAATGAAGAACTTTCAGATGCTACCTTTAGATACAAGTATTACTAATACTGAAAACTCACTAAACTTTAACCACTTCCAGAAACTAGATCTTTCTCAAACAGAAAGGTTGATGTCTAGGATTCAGTTGGCAAATTACTTTAAAATGCAGGCATTTGAGGTTATTGGTATAAGCCCACAACGGTTAGGTCAACAGATTGGCCAACAAACTGCTACTGCTGTAGAGCAAGCGGTGGTCGGCTCTTATGCACAAACAGAACAGTACTTTATACAGCATTGTGATTATCTAATGCCTAGAGTACATCAAATGCGCACTGACATTGCACAGTATTACTATTCAACTAAACCTTCTTCTCGTCTACAATACATTAGCACTAAAGATGAGATTGTAAACTTCCAGATGAATGGTACTGATTTGTTGTTAAGAGACATTGGTGTTTACTGTACCACAAAAGCTAATCACAGGGCTATCCTAGATCAAATAAAACAGTTAGCTGTTCAAAACAATACTGCCGGCGCAAGCATCTATGATCTTGGCCAAATTATTGAGGCTGAGTCTATGGCAGATGTTTCTAGTGTTCTTAAGAAGATTGAGGAGAAAACTAATGCTCAACGTCAAGAACAGAATCAACAAGAACAGCAACTTGCTCAACAAGCACAACAAGCTAAACTACAAGAAGAGAAGATGAAGCAGGAATATGAGGCTGCAGAGAAGGATAAAGATCGTCAAAAAGATATTCTTGTTGCTGAAATTAGAGCTGCCGGCTATGGTTCTATGATTGATATTAATAAAAATGAGCAATCTGACTATCAAGATGCCATGAAAGAAATCAGAGAAACAGAACAATACCAAGAGCAAACTAATCTTCAAAGAGAAAAAGAAACTAATAGAAAGCTTACAGAGGCTGAAAAACTAAATCTTCAAAGAGAAAAGTTACAAGTTGAACGAGAAAAAATAAATG